TGGCCAAAGGATTTCAAGAAGTACATACACAAAACAGATTATCAATATTAGCAGCTTGTGAAGATCCCACTACAGTGGCAACATACAATTATGCTGGAGAAGTATGGCCTCTGCCTCAGACCGGTCAGATGTGGCTAGAATACGAACTTTTAAACAACCCCAACGTACCGGGGTTTTTTTGTATCTCGACATCCTACAGAGATGAAAAAAACATTACTGAAGGTAGACACGACATTATCTTTCCTATGTTTGAATTTGAGTTCCCAGGAAACATCAAAGATTTAGAAAATATGGAACGAGAGCTATGCGAACATATGGGTTTCGGAAATAAACATAGTATTGTAGATAAAGATTATTTAGAATGGTGTGAATATTTTGATCTGTATAATGGTGAAGAACTAACACATAATCACGAAGAAGAAATGTGCAAACGATGGCAAGGTAGAGTTTGTATGATTAAAAACTTTCCTAACTACACATCACCGTTTTGGAATATGCGACAGAATGGAGATGGTACAGCAGCCAAGATAGATGTTATTATTTCTGGCCAAGAAACAATTGGTTCGGCGGAACGTGCAGATGATCCTAAGGAAATGAGAGATCAGTTTATGTCTATATCTGATGGGGTGTATGCTAACTTATTGTTTGAGAAGTTTGGACACGAGAGAGTAGAAAAGGAACTAGATGATTTTCTAGGCCTAGATTTCTTTCCCAGAGTAGGTGGTGGTATAGGTATCACTCGATTACTTCATGCAATGAATGATTACAGTATAAGACAAATAGTTGCTAATATGTAAAAATATTCCAGTGTATGCGAATTGGTATAGCAGCCCTACTGTTGATAGGGTGCCATTAAATGCGAGAGCCGATGGATGAAGGTTCGATCCCTTCCACTGGAGCCAACTATTTATTATCTTCTTTTTCCTATATAAATATTAGCAATATCTTTTAAGAGGGTTGTATTAAATAATGCCAAGTAATATGGGGAACGATGGATTTGCATGGTTTGTAGGTGTAGTTGAAGATCGGCATGATCCAGAAAAGCTCGGCCGAGTACGGGTACGAGCATTGGGAACACATACCCAAGATAAAGCTAGAATACCAACCGCTGATTTACCTTGGGCTCATGTTATGCAGCCTGTAACAGGTAATACAATCGCAGGTATAGGAGACTCTCCCACTAATCTTATAGAAGGTACGTGGGTAGTTGGATTCTTTAGGGATCCTGATTCAAGACAAGAGCTTGTTATTATGGGAACTTTACCTGGGATGAATGTCACGGGTGCAGAAGCAGATAGACCGCAGGGTGCACGAAATAGAGGTAACGTCGGAGTTTTTGGCGCCGAGTACCCATGGGGATTTTTTGATCCCAGTACACCTACCGATTTAGCTAAAGCTCCTTTTGAACCAGATCCCACTACTTATGTTCCTGCTAGTGGAACACCAGGTAAGGTAATAGAAATTGCGTCAGCTGCATCGGATAAGGTATTAAGTTATAAAGAAGTATCTAATCCCAAAACAACTTTACCTGGTGGGGCTTTTCTTAAAACAAAAGATGCAACCATTGGTACCCATTCTCAAGGTTTAACAGATACGTTCACAACTACTCGTAGATTAACTGTAGATGTTGCTTCGTTAGAGGTTGGTGTCAAAACTTTAGATCCTCCACTGACAGCACTTGTACGTGGTAGTATTTCGCCCGCAATTGTAAGTCCCGGTTATTTAGAAGATAAGATTACACGGGATACCGATGGGGCTGCTTATTGGCCTGTTACTAGAGATTTATTAGATGAAAATAGAATACCACATCCTAGAATATCGGCCGTTAAGAAATCTACCCTTACAACAACACAAGAAACAGAAATTAAAGCATTGTTTGAGGAAGGAGTTTATGGGACAGCAATTTGGGATGCAGTTAAAGCTTCACAGTATGTAGTATTACCAAAGGCAGATGTAAACCGTTTAGCCCAAGGTGGCTATAAAATTAAAAGTATAGCTAATGGTGCGACAGTAACAATTACATTAGATACATATACAATTAAACCTAAGTTAGCAGCGAAAGATACAATTCAGCTTTCAGGTATAATTGGTATGGAAGGTTTGAATGGACCTTTGTTTCCATTAAAAAGTGTATCGTTAGGTCCTACTTTAGGTGCTTTAGTTATTGACAGGCCGGCTACCGTTTCTGATGCCCAAATATATATAAGTGGTGGTGTTGTACTTGTTAATCCTCATCCTGTTTTGCGGGATAAAGCTGATGTAAGAGAACGACAAATAAATGTTGGAGCCCCTGGAGTGGGTACAGGTATATTTGCTGCAAAGTGGAATCAACCGACAAGTAGATATGCTGCTCAATATCCTTACAATAAAGTTTTTGAATCTGAATCAGGACACATAAAAGAGTATGATGATACACCTGGTGCAGAACGTATACATGAATATCATAGAGCAGGAACATATTATGAGATAGACCAAAATGGAATGAAGGTAGATTATGTAAAGGGTGACAATTATAACATCAGAATACATGACGATTACCTATATGTAAAAGGTGACATTGTTTGGACGGGTGATAATCAAGTTATGATTCGTGGAAATGATGATATGAGTTTATCATCTAAGTGGAGAATGAAGGTTTGGTCAGGTGGGGACGTTGAAATATATTCACAACGAGATATTAAAATGCGAGCTGAAGGTGATATACAAATGTTGGCGGGAGGTAATATTCATATAGAAGGAGAGGTTACTTCCAAGACCCATGAGAATATAGGATTTGCTGCAGGTACTCGATTAAAGGATACTATATCACATGTAGTGATAAAGAGTGGTAAGATAACAGAAGATGCACCGAAGATAGATGACGGTGGCGGTATCTATATGAACCCAACAACACAGCCTGATAGTATAACTATCGCTGCGCCAGCAGATACTCCTGTTACAGGCACAACTGGACAAGGAGCAGGACTTGGTATAGACACCGTAGGAGATAATATTAGAAATTTAACAAAGAATGATTAGGAGAAAATGAAATGTTAAGTATGTTTATTGAAAAAATTAAAGATAGAGATTTGAGTTTGGGAGTGATTATGATTATAGTAGGAGTCCTTATTTGGATTCTTCCAATTAAGCTCGCAGCAATTGGTTTTGTAGTATATGGTGTAATACAAACATTCTGGAAGAAAGAAGAAGCAGTAGAACAACATCATCATCATCACCATAATAATAATAAAAAAAAGAAAAAGGTTGTAAGGAGTAATAGAAATGGCTAAAAGAATATATCAGCCGTCTGCAATAAAAAGAGATAGAATAAGAAAAAGAACATCAATTGGAAATTCTGCTCGGTCTAGACCTAAGAATAAAAATAAAAGACGATGTTGGAAAAAATATAGAGGACAAGGTAAATAATTATGTCGGGGATATCTAGAGATATTGATACTGCGGCAGGTGATTTAGTACCTTCACAAACGACAGTATTTGCAAACGGAGATGTTGCTCCCTCTTTAGTTATAGTTAATGATGACGATGTAGTTTCCCATTCACCTTGTCCATTTCCACCTTCACATTGTGACGCAACAATGATAGCGGGTTCAAATAATGTTTTTATTGGTAAAATAGCAGTAGTAAATGCTGGAGATTCCGCAACGTGCGGTCATACATCAACCGGTTCTTCTACTGTTTTTGTTGGAGATTAATATAAATAGTATAACATGGCTACAGTAATAGACAAAGGGTTTGATGATGCTGAAATTATCAACGAAAGTCCTCGAAGCCCACACATATTTAAGGATATAAATTTATTCTTTACTCGCAATCCTGCAACTAATGATATTACAAAGGTTACAGATATACAAGATATAAAACGCTCTGTATATAATCTATGTAGAACAGAATTTGGAGAGAGATTATTTCATCCCGAAATTGGAGCTGGTATACGACCATTGTTGTTTGAGAATTTCGGACCTATGGTTTATACAGAATTGCAAGAACGCATTAGAAATCTCTTAACAATATATGAACCTAGGGTGGAAGTAGAGAATATAGTTATACATGATCCAGGATTTATGAATCAGGATAATAATACATTAAGTATTAAGTTATTTTTTATTGTAAAAAATATACCAACACAAGTAGAAGAAGTGGACGTTACATTACAAAGGGTTAGATAAATGGCTTCAGGAGTTAATGCAAAAGGTAAGATGGTAATAACTGATCTGGATTTCGATCAGATTAAAACCAATTTGAAAACTTATCTGCAATCACAAAAAGAATTTACAGATTATGATTTTACAGGATCGGGATTATCTATTTTACTCGATTTGTTAGCTTATAATACACATTATAATGCTTTTATGGCAAATATGTTAGCTAACGAAATGTTTTTAGATAGTGCTGTTAAACGTGCAAGTATAGGTTCCCATGCAAAGTCTTTGGGATATACACCTACCGGAGTAAGAGCGCCAACTGCATATCTTGATATTTTGGTCAGTGATGCCATAGGTGCATCTATTACGATGAATATTGGTCATGCATTTACATCGACAGTTAGTGGTAACAATTATCAGTTTGTAAATACGTCGGAACGCATTTTAACTCCTACTGCAGGTGTATTTACTTTTTCAAATATCCCTGTGTACGAAGGTACTTGGACTACAAGTAGATTTACAGTTAATACGGAAGATGTAGATCAGAAGTTTATTATACCAAATGTTAATGTAGATATTACCACGTTGCAAATTTCAATACAAACAAGTACGACAGACACTACATTGACAACATATACTAAAGCTAATAATATTGTAGAGGTGAAACCTACTACCACAGCATTTTTTATACAAGAAACATTGGACGACCAGTGGCAAATTTATTTTGGTGACGGTGTTGTAGGGAAGTCACTTGTAAATGGTAACATAGTTATTGCAAAGTATGTTATAACAAATGGGCCAGATGCAAATGCGGCAACCCTATTTCAATCAGCCTCTAACATCAGTGGTTTTAGTGACATTACGGTTACAACGGCAAGTGCGGCAAGTGGTGGTGCGACGGCGGAAACTGATAAATCTATAAAGTTTAATGCACCCTTTAGTTATGCAGCACAAAATCGTGCGGTGACTGCACAAGATTATCGAGTTATTATTCCGCAACTCTATTCTAATATCAGTTCTATTTCAGTGTGGGGAGGGGAGTATGCTAGTCCTCCGGTTTATGGTAAGGTGTATATTAGTATCATTCCGAAAACAGGGAGCACTCTTACAACGTCTACTAAAACAGAGATCGTAAATTTATTGGATTCATATAATGTAGCGAGTATTACTCCAGTTATTGTAGATGCAGAAACTACTAAAATTATTCCTACAATAACTTTTAAATATGATTCATCATCCACTACAAAGACCAAAGAAGATTTGGCTTCAGAAATTACTACTAAGATTACTTCCTATAGTAATGATACATTGGAAAAATTTGAATCCTTGTTTAGGCATTCTGTTTTTACTACGATGATAGATGATGTGAATCCAGCTATTCTATCAAATATTACAAATATTAAAATGAGTAAAACTTTTACACCAACTTTGGCTACTGATACAAAATATACTATTAGTTTTTCTAATGCGTTATATCATCCACATTCGGGACACATGGCTTCCCAGACGGGTACTACTCCAAATGGAATTTTAACTTCTTCCGGATTTACTCAAACAGGGAAAACACCTACTTATTACTTAGATGATGATGGTGCAGGTCTTGTATGGATTTATTATATTTCTGCGTCTGAAAAAGTTTATGAAAGTGCTTCAGTCGGTACAATAAATTATACAACGGGAGAGGTAGTCCTCACTAAATTAGATATAGCCACGGTAGGAGATGTGGACAGTTTAACCAGTACAGTCATTAGGTTGACAGTAACACCAGCTTCAGATGATGTTGTTCCTGTTCGTAATCAGGTTTTGGCTATAGATACAACTAACCTTAGTGTAACGGGTACGGCCGATACTATTGCTTCGGGTGTATCAGATGGTGGAACAAATTATACTACAACAGCTAGTTATTAAGAATGGCAACATTAGAAAAAAAACTTTCTTTATTAATTAAAGAACAGCTTCCAGAATTTGTAAAGCATGAAAATTTAAATTTCATTGCCTTTATGAAGGCATATTATGAATTTCTGGAAAGTGGAGAATTAGTATTAACTAGTTTAGGTTCTGTTGATGCCGTTTTAAGTGAAACGCAACCTGCAACAGCAGGAACTAGCAATTACATTATCTTCCAAGATACTAATAGATATCGACCAGATGAAGATAATAAAATCTTACTTGAAGATACCACGAACGGTGCTTTTATTAATGGGGAAACCATTACAGGTCAAACCTCTAAGGCAACTGCGACAGTACGAGTAGAAGATATAAATGAAAATTCTCGTCTGTTTATTTCAGCACAAAATAAATTTTTAACAGATGAAACAGTAATTGGTGCTACAACAGGAGCAACTGGCAAAATTGTTTCATATACCGCCAACCCAGTCCAAAATGTTTCACAACTCTTAGAATATTTTGATGTAGATGAAACTATAGATTCTTTCTTTACAGAATTTAAAGAGACATTTCTTAGAACCTTACCTGACAAATTAGCAACGAGCACTACGGGTGTAGGTAGTTTTGCAGTAGATAAACGTAAACTTTTAAAAAATATTAAAGACCTCTATCGTTCTAAAGGTACGAAGAAAGGCCATGAATTATTTTTTAGAATTTTACTCAAAGAAGATCCTGAATTATATTATCCTACAAAAGATGTACTAAGAACATCTGATGGTAGTTGGATACAAGATACTATTATTAGAATAACACAAGGTGATAGTACTATCTTAATGGAAGATGCTTCTACGATTAATGGCGATATCTTCCTTCTCATGGAAGATGGTGGACAAATACAACTCCAAAATTCTGTTTATGGAACATCTAGCTTATTAAACTTATCAGGACAAACAATAACACAAAGTGCTGTTATTGATCCTAGTATAGCACCAGGACAGCCATACTATGGTTTAGGATATCCTATTATTAATACAGCTACTGCAACAGTTGAAGCCGCCTATGGTTTTGATTTTGGTGGAGATAAGATAACAGAACTCGTTATTAATAAGGACAGTATAGACGGAACTTTCTATACAGGGCATACGATTTCAGGAGTAGACAATAGCGATTCAGATGTTACTTTAATTGGTAAACTTACCACGTGTATTAATTCTTATAATGCCACCTCATCAAGTTCTACACAATATTTAAGAACTACAGATCCCATAACAGTTACAGCTGCTAATGGAGAACGGGGTGCAGCTAATATCGCATCAGTAACATCTGGTACGATTAATGAAATTATTGTTGATAGTGGAGGTTCAGGTTATGAAGTAGGAGATGTTATTACCGTTACTAACGATAATACTGGCGGTACGGCTTTAGGGGCCGCAGTAGAATTAGTTAATGGTGGGATCGCTCCAGAAGCAGGTGATTTGGTAGGTGAATTTGAGATAACATTAGAAACTGGAACTCCAGGCGGCCCAGGTGAAATTCTTACAGAATTTAATAATATGGTAATTAAAAATCGTACTGGAGTTTTTTCTCTTAATGAAACTATTACGGGCCAAACATCAAAGACAACAGCTACTGTATTAATAAATGACACGACAACTACTTTAGAATATTCTCCTGTTGCTTCTACTCTTGATGGTAGTATTAATGCTAGTGCTAATGTAATTACAGTGACAGATGCCACAGGCTTTCCTCCAAATGGTGCTACACTCTTAATAGATTCAGAAGAAATAATTTATATAGGCGTGTCTGGTAATGATTTAACTGGATGTAGTAGAGGAGCTAATAACACTACAGCGGCATCACATACCACGGGAACTAGAGTCCTTACTACTTTTGTTGTTAATGAAGTTATCTTAGGAGCAACAAGTGACTTTAAAGCTACGATAGTAACTTTAGATAACAATGTTTATATCAAGCAACAAAAAGCCTATGATATGGAAGCCACAGATCATATTATACTAGAAAATCAAACAGTATACTCTGATGGTATTGTAGGAAATAAGATTGCACAAGAAAGTGGAACCGGTAGTGGTGATGTTACTGATGTTAGAATTACCTCAGAAGGATATGGTTATTATAGTTTACCAACACTTGCATTACCAACAACGTCTCCAAGAACAGGAGGTACTGTTTTTGCTAAGGGTACCAGTGTGGGTAAGATAGGTGATATCAATATAGGTAACCCAGGAGCTCATTATACTACTACCACATACATAAACACTTATACCAATTTCTTATGTACTACCATTTCAGGTTCTTTTATCTTGAATGAAACAGTAACAGGTGGAACCAGTGGGGCTACAGCTAGATATAAAGATACACAAGCTACTATTAATATATTAAGTTTCGATACTGTAGTAGGAACTTTTGTTGCAGGTGAAACTATTACTGGCGGTACATCGGGTGAAAGTGCTGTTATAAATTCTTATACATTATCTGAGGGGTATGCGGTAACTGACGTAATAGCAAAAACTTCCGGTGCATATTCTAACCAAGACGGTTGGGTAGGAGAGAAAGCTAAGAGAATACAAGACAGTTATTATTATCAAGATTTTTCATATGTAGTAAAGACAGGAACATCTATTAATAATTGGCGTGATGAATTGATCGCAGCGATGCATCCTGCAGGCTTTGCTCTTTTTGGACAAATAGATTTAGCAACGGCTGTACAATCTATAGCCAATATTACATCTATTACAGGACTTGGACCTGTATTGAAACGTATTTTCATTACATTATTTGGTAGACGTTTAGGTACGACAGATCAAGCTCCAATCAATCCTACTCCAGATGCAGGTAATCAATTCTTATCTCCTTATGGCGCTCCTTATTATGGTCATCATTTAAAAGTTGATGCTGGTACAGGTAATTTTACTTTTGCTGAGACTATCACAGGTGGAACTTCAGGTGCGACAGGTAAGGTGGCGAGTGACGTAACTGCTGATGATGGGGTGCGTATTGTAACTTATGTTCCTGTTAGTGGTATTTTCGTAGTAGGTGATTTACTTACAGGTGGAGGTAGTGGTAAGAC